CCCAGTCTACTGACGAGTAATCAGTTGTTATATTAGAACTTCCTGACTTAAGAGTATACCATCTAGTTCCTGCTACCGATGCAACAGTTACATTTCCATAGAAAGGGTCTGTGCCTCCACTAGCTCCTGCTGAGAAAAAAGGTAGTTGTGGTTCTTGATTAGCTATATCAAATATAGATTTATTAATTGAATCTTTTACAAATGCTTGTATACCTGTAGCATCTCCAAAAGTTACTGTAGTTAAAACAACTTCATTGAGTTCTCTTAATACTTCGTTTGTTAAACCTAAATATGTTGTAGCCATTACTTTTTACCTTTAGCTTTTAATTTTGCCTTTTTACTTAAATCTTTGAAATGAAAAAGTTTTACACTTGTTTTAGTGTGTGACTTGTTTGTATGTAAAGTACCATTTGCCATCTTGTGAGAACTGCCTTTATGTTCAGTTCCATCTCTTTTATAATGTTTTACGCCTTTCATTTTGTTTCCTTAAAAAGTGGAGAGGTCCGTGAAGACCCCTCCGAGTTTGACTAATTAGTCAATTAAGTAGAATGCACTACATAGGGCATCATCTCTAAGTACTTTCGCACCATAGACATGTAGACCACGCACAATATCACCAAACGATGTTGGGTCTCTCAACACTTCGGTTGAAAGAATTGTGTTTGCAGTAGCAGTAGAACTCATGTGTCCAGCCATAACCTTACCAGTAGCATTTGATGTGCCAGCAATGTTATTAGACTTGTACATATCGAATCCACGTAGTTTTCCACTTGATACTAAACCGTTTCTGATTGAACCTTGACCTGCGTTAAAGTCAACAGAAAGCATTTTAGAGCCAGATTGTGACAACTCTTCATAGAATGAAGGAGGTGCAACAAACCAACGACCTTCTTCAGGTACGTTCTGGTCATCTAATAGTCTAGCCATTCTAGCCATTAGGTCAATAGCATCTACACCAGTTCCGTCTGAACCAAGTAGGTCTACAGAGTTAGTTGCGTGAGCCATAGTAGCGTCAGCAGTAGCACTGTCAGAACCAATGATATGGTCAGGTGATGATGCAGAACAACCAGAGAACATAGTAGCTAGTACAGCCGCATCGTATGCATCTTTAAGAGCATAAGCCGCAGAGCTTGAAGCTACTTCTTTGAAGTTCACATGTGACATATTGCTTTCGATATCATCTACGATGAATTTAAAAGCTTTAGCACTGTCAACAACCAAAGAAATTTCTTGGTCGGTTAGTTTTGTGTCAGTAGTGTCAGAACCACGAGTGTAGTCTGATACTGAAATGACAGGTTCTTTGATAATCTTTACAGAGTCTCCGAAAGAGGAAATTTCACCAGCGTAATCTGTGTTGGTGATAGCTTCTACACCCGAGGCTTTTCTGGAAAAGTTTAAAACCTTTTTAGAGTAAACCGAAGGTAGGAAGAAACTATTAGTTTGTCCACTTACGGAGTTTGCAAAGTTAGCATTTGTATCTGTTGAGGGTTCAAAAAATTGAGCCATGATACTTCTCCTTTAAGTTAATTATAGTTTATTTCGAGATTCTGCCTTCTTGCATAGCATCTGATATTTCCTGTTCGTACTTATCAAATTCTGCCATACTCATAGACGCAATCTCCCTTTCTGACCAAATCTTTTCTGAGGTAGGATTTACACTAGTTGTTTTAGTGGAAACCATATCTGCCGCAGATTGTCTGGTCGGTTTTTTAGAAGATGGCTTATCCTTTGGAACATCAATACCAATATCTTTTTTAAACAAATCAAGAGCACGTGAAGCTAGGTCGGCATCGTCATTGTTGTCATATATCCACGCTTGGATAGATGAGTGTTGTTCTTTTGCCCAACCATGAAAGTCATCACTGTTTCTGATATCTTCAAAATCAGGATGTCTATCCATTAACCTTTTCTCTGCATCTTGTCGTATTAAATCGTTTTCACGTTCTTGGAGTTTACTAAGGCGTTCTTCTAGAACTTTTGCTTTAGATTCGCTTTGCATGTGAGCAACGGTTTCTACAACTTCATACACATCAGGATAGTCTGTCTTAAACTTCTCAAGTTCTTCTGGGGATTTAGGTGCTCTATACTCAGGTTGTTTAACTTGGGTTAGTAACTCTTCTTCCCTAGACTTAAATTCATTAAGCTTGCTATCGTAATGCTTTTTTAAATCATCATAGCGTTTCTTGTAGTCTGGCTTCTTGTAAGGGGCTTCCTTCTTTGATTCCAGTTCCTCTCTATTAACACTTCCTTCATTACCGATTTCAGTTACGTCATCGCTTTTAAAAAGTTTATTTTGAGGCTCTTCAAAATACATACTATTAGATGATACAAAAGGTTTATCATCACTGTTGTGCCAATCTTTT